ATCTGGCGGCTCGAGTCGGTGCGCGCGACGGCCCGCGTCAACGAACTCGAGCAAGTCGTGCAGACCTCGTCCATCGCCAACGGCATCGTCGAGGATCTGCTGGCCGAGTACACGCGCAAGGAGAGCCTGATCTGATGCCGTGGCCCAAAAGTGCGCAAGGCAATCCAGGCGGCGGGAAGCGAGGCTGGGCGGCTGGCAAGGGCCGTGGCAAGGGCTTCCAGGGCAAGCGGCGCGGCATCGGTGGTCGCAAGGGCACGATCAGCGGCGCGCGGCCCTCGGGGCGGCGGTCACTCTGAGATGCTCGGCGTGTTGGCGATCTTCAAGGGCACCGAGCAGGAGACTCGGGAGCTATTGCTGGCCGTGGACCACAGTTGCCTGCCACCCGAGCCATGCCAGAAGGACGCCCACGGGCGGCTGGTCAAGATGTGCTCCGCGCACCGCGCGCTGCTCGACCAGCGCTTCCTCGACGGTGTGCTGTTCGCCAGGCGCAACCTCAAGCGGTTGCTGGACGAGGAGAACCTGCGGAGGCCCGATGCCGGTTTTTCGGATTGAGGGCATCCACTTTGAGCCGCAGGCGGTCACCGTCGCGGATTTCCCCGAGGCGCTGCGCCGCATCAACCGCCAGGCCGCGCTCACGGTCCAGCGTGAAGCACGTGAGAACGCGTGGCAGTTTCGCGACACCGGCGCGCTGGCGGGCAGCATCCAGGCCCAGGTCGAGGACTTGACGGCCGTGGTGCAAGTGCCGAGGAGCCAGCCCACGGCGGCCTACGCAATCGTCATGGAGGAGGGCCGCCGCCCAGGCTCACACCCACCCCCGCCACAAGCGCTGTACGGCTGGATGCGACGTCACGGCATCGACCAGCAGTTCGCCTTCGTCGTGGCGCGCAACATCGGCATTCGCGGCATCCGTGGGCGGCACTACATGCAACGCGCCTTCGAGTCGCTGCAGCAGCAGTTGCCGACCATCATCTCCGAGGTCATGCGGGGCATGGGCTACAGATGACGCTGCAAGGTGCGGTCCAGGCGCTCTGCGATCTGCAGATGTCGCTGTCGATCACCGACCCGTTCACGGCCAAGATCGAGTACGCCTACGCGCTGCCGCCAGCGCGGGCACAGTCGGCGCTGCCGACCACACCGTGCTGGCTCAACGTGTGGGGCCTGACGGACACGCTCAACTGGGGCCAGCTACGCATCGAGCGCTACGCCATCACCGCGCAACTGATGGTCAACGACGCCGACACACAGATCGCGGCGCAGATGGCAACGTCCTTCGCTACAGCCTTCTTCACGGCCTGGGATGAGATCGACGGCGACCTCGACGGCCAGACGGTCGGCACCGAGCTACGCGCTCGAGATCCCACCATCGTCACCCTCGAGTGGGGCGGCCAGAGCTACAGCGGCATCCAACTGACCATCGACATCGACGTGCCGGTGATCGCCACGCCGGACTACTCGAACGACGTAATCACCACGCTGCAGAACTGGACGACGGGCAACTTCCCCACCTGGCAACAGGATCCGGCCACCTGGCGGCCTACGGATGCCAATCCCGCGATCTACTGGCACATGGTCACGCTGGCCGCGCCGATTGACGGTGAGTTCATCGACTTCGACTACGCCTGGCAGGGTGCGACGGTGGCCGCCCGCATCGTCGCACCATCGAGGATCGCGCGCACGATGTTCACGTCCCAGTTGTCGCGGGCGCTTGGTCGCAGCATGCAGGACTACATGCTGATGCCAGACGGGACGTGGCTGCAGTACGACGGCATCAAGGCCGAGCCGAACGTGATCGCTGGTGCCGAGGGCCAGCTACAGATGGACGTCAAGTTCATCCTCGACGAGACGCTCGACCAGTGGCCCGAGCAAGGTCCGCCCATCAACCCGGCAATCCTGACGGAGTCGGAAGCTGACAGCGAGGGCGGCGGCTGGGGTCCGACGATCAAGGTCACGGACACAGGCATCGAGGGCGGACCGCCGCCATGAGGAGACGTCGACGCATGAGTGAAACCGAACTCACCGGACAGCCCACGCCGGTCCCAGCCGATCAGCCCGACCCGGCACAGAGCGCCGTGCCGCCGCCAGCGGCAGGCGAGCCGACCTACACCCAGGACGAACTGGCCGCCGAGGCCGCCGCGCTCGGCGTCTACCCGTGGGACGTGGCCGGCATCTTCAAGTTGAAGGGCGTCGACGAGATGACCGAGGCCGAGTTCAAAGCCGCGCTCGAGGAGTGGCGCGCGCCGCTTGAACCAACCACACCACCTCAAGGGAGCAACTGATGGTCGACCGACTGATCACTTCTGTACCGCCGCCGAATGCCCCAGGCATCTACGGCATCATCTCCTCGGCGGGGCCGATGGTCGGGCCGAGCGGCGTGGGCATCGTCGCTATCGTCGGCAAGGCCAGCTTTGGGCCGCTCGGCACTGCGGTGCAGCTTGGCAGTCCCGCCGCCGTGCAGTCGACCTACGGCGCGGCCTCGGCGGTTGACCGAACCGATACGACGTCGACCATGGCGAACCTGGCTCGCGAGGCGGCCATGGGCGGCGCGATTGGCTACGTCTGCGCGCGCGTGGGTGGCACGGGGGCGGCACCGGCAGCACTGCTGGGCGGCCTGATGGACGACGCCTCGAGCGTCGTCGGCAACCTCACCGCGTCGTACCCGGGCGTCTTCGGCAACCAGTTGTTCGCCCAGGTGCGTATGGTGCCTGGTACGACGACGCAGAAGGAACTGGTCATCTACCAGGGCACCGTCATCGTGCAGGACAACCGCTTCGCCACGGGCGCGGGCGTGACCGACGAGGCGGCGCTGCTGGCGGCGGCCACGGTCGGCGCGCCGTACGCCGTGTTCACCAAGACGTCGGTCGGCTCGGGCAAGCTCGGCACGCTGGCAAAAGCGCCATTCACGGGCGGCCTCGATCCCTCGAGCGTCGCGGCATCGGACTACAGCAACGCCTTCGCGCTGCTGTCGACGTACCCGTGGGCCACGCTCTGCACCGACAGTGAGAACACGGCCGTCTTCTCGGCCATCCAGTCGTACGTCGACACCGAGACGTTGTGGGGCCGCTTCAGAACCGGGTGTGTGGCCGAGCCGACCAGCATCCCCATCGCCACGCGCTACTCAGACGCGGCCAACCTCAACGCCGCGCTGATTCGCTACCAGGGCACCGGCTTCACCTTCCCCAACGGTGACGGCACGTTCCGCGCCGACGAGGGCTACCTGGCCTCGGCCGTCGAGGCGGGCATCCTGTCGACGCTCACCCCGGGCCAGTCGATGACCTGGCGGGTGATCCCTGGCGCGACCGGCCTGGTGGTCGGCAACCCGGCCTACGACGAGCCTACGGCCATCACGAACGGCATGGGCTACTTCAAGTACAGCAGCACGCTGGGCATCCGCACGGGGGCGGGCATTTCGACGCTGGTCGACTGGGGCCGCACGCCGGTGTGGGCGACCCAGTTGAACTCGGGCTGGCGCTACCTGCAGCACGTCGCCACGGCCTTCGGCCTGATCGAGGACATCGGGGACACCTGGGAGGGCATGGTCGCCAACCCCAACCCCAGCTTGAGGCCGCCCAACACCCCCGCAGGCCGTGCCGCGCTGGTCGCCGCAGCCAACGGCATCGCCAAGCAGTACACCGACAACAACTGGATTCAGGGCGGCGACGTGATCGTCGACCCGACACACCCATCCGTGGGCAACACCGCGTACTTCACGTTCGAGAACCTCGTGGTCGCGCTGTCCGCCGAGCGCCTGGTGCTGGCGCTGCCGTTCGGCACCCCATAAGGAGGCCATAGCGCATGCCTGTTACATCCACTCAACTCACGGCCGGCTTCCGTGGGAGTTTCTACCGCAACGGCCAGAAGTGGTTCGGCGCGTCAGGCTGGGATCTCACCCGCAACACCACCCTGACCGAGGACGGCGTACTCGACCAGAAGGTGACCATCCCGGTCGAGCAATCCCTGAGCTACACGCTCAAGGTCAGCGAGTTGGTGCTCGACTCGAGCTTCTCGCACGAGGTCATGTCGGCCGACGCCAACCAGAAGCAGTTGCGCTTCCTGTTCATCGGGGAGACACGCCGCAACGACGAGCAGACCGAGCGCGTGCGCATGGACGGCGCGTGCATCTCGGCGGACCTGTTGCTCTCGGGCATCACCCGAGGCCAGTCGAGGAAGCGCGACATCACCTTCCGCCTGGACACGGTGCCAACGTTCGACCAGTTGATCTCTGGTTAGGGGAGTAAGCCATGCCAGCCCGTCGCGAGTTTCAAGTGGTCGAGGTCAACGACGAGGTTGAGGTCGACTCCGAGGCCGAGGCCGCCATCATGGCCGCGTTCGCCTCGACCCGCGAGCGCGAGAAGACCGAGGTCGCGGCCGTCGAGATCCTGCGCTACAAGAACGTCCCGCAGCGCGACCCGGGCGGCAAGCTGATGCGCTCGCCCGAAGGCAAGACTGAGATCGGGCCGCTGGTGCTGTACTTCCGACGTCTCGAGCCAGGCACGCTCATGAGCATGCGCGACACGTACACCATCAAGCAGCCCGTGCGCCGCCAGGGGCGGGTGCAGTTCGACGAGCGCTTCGATAACGAGGGCTTCGCGGTGCACATCGCCTACATCGCCATGCTGCCGTGGTGCCGTCAGATGTACTTCGACAACAGCAAGCTATGGGGCGATGAGGCGGTCGGCACCGGCGAGGAGTTCATGCGCGCGCGGCTGAACCTGGGTGAACTGAGCTACTGCCTGGACGCGGTGCAGCAACTCGAGGGCCTGGGCGAGGAGTACGCCGACTCGTTGGGAAAAGCCTTGAGGCCGGCGGGCAACTAGACCTGTGGGTTGAGGTCGCGGTGCTGTTCGGTATCCACCCGTGGCAGATGCTCTTCCTCGATAACACCAAGCGGATCTGGTACGAGATGGCGGCCATGCGTCACATGAACCGTGAGCATGAGATCCGCCAGGAGTTCCTGAACGCGCTGGTGAAGTCCTTCAGCGGCGGTGACGGCGAGGCCTGATGCCTGATTCGGTCGTCACCGTCCGCATGCAGGCCGTCGACGAGACGGGGCCAGGCACGGCCTCGGCCGAGGGCCACTTCAAGAAGGTCGACCAGGCGGCCGGCCATGCTGCCGCGAGCACCAAGCAGATCGGCACGGCGGCCACCGAAGCCGCGAGCACCGCGAGCGGACCACTCAGCAAGCTCTCGGGCACGCTCGGGGAGATCGGCAAGATGGCGGCGGGCTTCGCCGTGGGCGGCATCGCAACGCAGCTAGGTATGGGTCTGGCCGAGCAGATCAAGGGTTCCATCGACCAGGCCAAGGAGTTCACGGGCGCGGTCAAGAGCCTGCAGATGATCACTGGCGATACGCCCGAGCGTCTGTCGGGTGTGGTTGCGGCCTTCGAGCGCTTCGGTGTCTCGACCCAGCAGGCCAGCACCTCGCTGGGCATCTTCTCGAGGCAGATCACCAAGACGCCCATTGACCTCGAGGAGTTGGGGTCCGGCCTGGATGCCAACGGCAAGCCGCTCAAGGGCTTCGCGGACGTGATGCACGACCTGGGCGTCAACACCGAGGACTCGACCGGCAAGACGCGGCCGATGATGGACGTGCTGATGCAGACGGCCGACAAGTTCAAGGAGTTGGGCAAGGGCACCGAGGCGACGGCCGACGCGATGGTCATGTTCGGCCGCTCGGGCAAGGCCATGCTGCCGCTGCTGATGCAGGGCAGCGAGGGCATCAAAGAGGCCGCTGACACAGCCGCCAAGTTCGGCATGCAACTGACCACCGAGAACATGGCCCAGGTCAAGGATTTCGGCTTTGCCAACAAAGACCTGGGCGAAGCCATGAACGGGTTGAAATTACAGTTGGGGCTTGCGCTGATGCCGGCGCTCGCGGCGCTGGCACACATCGGAGCGACCGTCGCGCAGACCTTCAACCAGTTGCTCATGCCCGTCATCAAACTGCTGGGCACGGCCATCTCGGATCTGGTCGGCTGGGTGAAGAACGCGCTCGCGGTCATGCCCGCGTGGTTGTCGCCACTGGCCGCGATCTACCAGGCCTTCACGTTTGTGACCGACAACATCGACAACTTCCACGACGCGTGGAACGCGCTGGTCGAGGCGCTGACGGGTGACGCGGGCGCGATGGGCGTGGTCTACGACATGATCCGCAAGGTCTTCGGGGACACCGTCGCGGAGGATCTGCAGCCCTTCCTGCAGTGGTTCATGACCTCGATCCCGCTGATCAAGGACGCCTGGAATGCCGTCATCGAGGCATTCTCTGGCACACCTGGCGCGCTGGGCATCGTCGAGGACGTCATCCGCAAGGTGTTCGGAGACGACGCGGCGAATGCCGTCGACCCATTCCTGCAGAAGCTCATGGCCTTCATCCCCACGCTGCAGGAGGTCGGCGGCTGGCTCAGCACGGCCTTCGCGGACCTCTCGAGAGGCGACATCCGCAACGCGCTGATCGACATGAGTCTCGCCTTCCAGACGCTCACAGGCATCGACACGACCGGCTTCGCACAGGCGGTCGGCAAGGTGGCTGACGCGTTCAATAACCTGCTCCAACCCGTCAAGGATCTGTGGTCGCAGTTCGCCAGCGACCCGATGGGCACGCTCAGCACAGGCTTCGACGATCTGCAGCAGGCGATGCAGCCGTTCCTGCCGTCGCTGGACATGATGCGCGATGGTTTCGCGCATCTGCTGGACCTGTGGAATCAGTTGTGGCCGCACCCGATTACCGACATCGGCCAGGACATCCTGGCTCTCGGCCAGACCATCCTTGACGTCGCCGGTCATGTCGATTGGCTGTCCGTGGCGCTGGACGCACTCAAGGTTGTAGCCGGCCTGGTGCTGGTGGTCGTGACGGTGCTCAGTGCCATCTTCGACGCGCTGGCGACGGCCATCGACGGCGTGACCAAGTTCGTCAAGGAGCACCAGGCGGCGCAAGCGGCGATTGTGGGCGTGCTGGCGGCGGTCACGGCCGGACTGATTGCCATGGGCATCCAGTGGGCGATCAACACCGCGCTGATGATCGCGCAGGCCGCGCCGATGGCGCTCTGGCTGGCGCAGATGATGATCGCTCAGTTCGCGACCGACGCGTGGGCTGCGGCGCAGGCAGCGCTGAACATCGTGCTGGCGCTCAACCCCATCGGCATCATCGTGATCGCGCTCATCGGCCTGGCGGCGGCGCTGGTGTGGGCCTACAACAACATCCAGCCGTTCCACGACGCGGTCAACAACGTGTGGGCCGCCATGCGCGGGTGGTTCGACTGGTTCTCGACCGAACTCATGTCCGAACTCGGCGTGCTCGGTGAGAAGTTCAGTGAACTCGGCACGTTTATCTCCGACAACGGCGACACGATCAAGACGGTGCTGCTGGCGCTGCTCGGGCCGATTGGCCTGGTGGCCGACGCGTGGATCAACGACTGGGGTGGTGTCCGCGAGCACGTGCAGGATTTCGTCGACTGGGTGCAGACGATTCCCGCCACGATCCAGACGGCCATGGACGCCATCGGCCAGGCGTTCTCGACGCTCGGCCAGAAGATCCACGACGCGCTGGCGAACATCAAGATCGACATCGGCCCGTTCCACTGGGACGCCAACGGCTTCCACAAGGACGACATCTCGATGCCGTCGCTACCGGGCTTTGGCGGCGGTGGCGGCGGGGGTGGCACGACCGACGACACGGGTGGCGGCGCGGCGACGCAACTCGCCTTCCAGACAGGCGGCTGGCTCAAAGAGCCGATCATGGGCGTGGGGCCATCGGGCACGCGCTACCAGTTGCACGCCAACGAGTTCGTCAGCCCGCCAGGGCCGCTGGCGACGGCCGCAGCCGCAGCCCACGGTGGCGGCATGGGTGCGGGTGGCATCACGCTGAATGTCGCGGCAGGGGCCGTGCAGATCTCGGGCGCGAATGGGCCTGCGGCTGACTGGGCGGCGGCGGCCGATGGCCTGTGGGACGACCTGTACGCCAAGCTCTCGAGGGCGCTGGACAACCGTGTCTCGGGCGTCGGAGCGACCTGATGGCAGTCGTGACCATCGAGGATCTCGACCACCCGGGCATCGCGCTGATCTTCCCGATCACGCCCAAGGAACTGCCCGACACGGGCGAGGCGGTGACCAAGACGTTCAACGTCATCGGCGCGGGCAGCTTCTCGTTTCCGCAGGGACGCAAGGAGCAGACCTTCAGCATCAGTGGTTACTTCCCGGGCGTGCTGCGCTTCGACACTGACGTCGTCAACGGCAGCTTGCAGAACCCGCCGCACATCCACGACTTCAGGCCGCCGTCCGAGCTTATGGACCAGATCAAGGGCTGGCTGCAGTTCAAGACGCGGCTGAGCTACGAGGCTGACACGCGCGCGGGCGGCAGCAAGGTCTTGGTATATCTCAGCAAGTACAGCTTCACCAGGCGCGGCTACGCGGGCGACGTCGACTACCAGTTGAGCTTCACCGAGTGGCGCACGCTGCAGATCACCATCGACGACGGCTCGCCCTCGAGCAACCCGATGGACCCGGGCGCTGGCTCGAGCCAGGACTCTGACCAGTCCGCGACGCCCGAGGACGAGCCGACGCCCACCGACTACACCGTCCAAGAAGGCGACAACCTGAGCTACATCGCCAAGCAGTATCTCGGGGACACCTCGAGGTGGACGGACATCTACGAGGCCAACCGCGACACCATCGGGGACAACCCGAACCTGATCTACCCAGGTCAGGTGCTCCACATCCCGGGTGGCACCGAGGCCGACCCCGATCAGGACGGCTTCGCGCCGTCCGGGTCTGACGCGAGCACTGGCCCAACCTGGCAAATCGGGACGCCCGTCACATGACCGTCGAAGACCAGGCCCCGGATCTCGGGGTTGGCGACCAGGCACCCGACCTTCCGCCGCCCGCGACGCCCGACGCGCTGCAGGCGCAAATCCTGCCGAACATGCCAGCGCTGTCGCTGGCGGCCACGCTCGACGAGCCACTCAACATCGCCAGCTTCAGCTACTCGCTGTACGCCATGATGGGCGAGGGCGGCGCACAGGGTGGCCGCGTGCCCGTCTCGGGTCTGTCGTGGGAAGAGCAGACCAACGAACTCGCCTGCCGCATCACCGCGCAGCTACCCGACGCCCAACTCGAGGACGGCACGTACCTGCCGCAGATGATCACGCTGGGCACGCCGGTGGCCGTGTTGTGCGCCTACGCGGACGGGCCGTGGCAGGAAGTGTGTCGCGGCATCGTCGAGGAGTTGGCCCCCAACGACGGCACGGGCGGCACCTTCGAGATCGTCGCCTACGACCCGATCAAGGCGCTGCTGAACAGCAAGGTCGATAAGTTCTACGAGGCGGGCATGACGCCCGCGCAGATCCTCGAAGACCTGTTCACCGAGGAGGGCATTCCGCTCGGCAGCATCGACCCGACGCTGAACTCGACCGACGTCGCCTTCCCAGGCGCGTCCGTCTTTCACGACCAGACGATTGCCGACATCATGGTCAAGACGGTCACGGACGGGACGTCGATGCTGCCGCCCGACCAGAACACGCGCTACGTCATTCGCACCGACCAGGGCAAGATCAGCATCACTCAGATCGGCAACAACCAGCCGGTGTACTGGCTGCGCGAGACGTACAACACGACCAGGGTCACCGAGCGCAAGTCGATCACCAATCTCGTCACCCAGGTCGTGATCACGGGCAAGAAGAGCGACCCGGGCGACCCACCCGTGGTGGCAATGATGGTGTCGGACTATGCCGCGAGCTACGGCGTGCGCCAGGACATCGTCGCGCTGACCGCGCACGTCTCCACCGATCAGGTCGAGAAGATGGCTCGAGACGAACTCAACCAGAAGGGTCAGCCCAAAGACGACCGTTCGATCACCGCGCCCGACGTGCCGATGATCCGCAAGTTCGACCAGATCCGTGTCACGGCGGGCACGCTCGACGGCTACTTCTCGGTTGAGAGCATCACCCACAACGAGACGGATCGCACCATGGACGTCACGCTGGGCAACCTCACCTTCTCGCCGGTCACGGGTCACTACACGCTGATCGACGAGAGCGCCATCCCGCCCGAGCAGGCCACGGGTGGCTTCGACGGCTCGCTCAGCCCGCTCATCATCGGCGGCGGCCCGGTGTCCGACGCGCAGCTTTACCAACTGGCGAAGGCGGCGGGCTTCTCGGGCAACGACGCGATCATGGCCGTGGCCGTGGCGCTGGCCGAGTCGCGCGGCAACCCCAAGGCCACCAACGCCAACAGCAACAAGAGCACCGACTACGGCCTGTGGCAGATCAACTCGTGCCATCTGCACGACGGTGGGGCGATCCCGTCCGACCCGAACGCGCTGTTCGACCCGGTCACCAACGCCAAGTCGGCGTACCAGATCTGGTCGGTCAGCCACTCGTGGCAACCCTGGTCGACCTACCCGGCGGCGGCCAGGAACTTCATGGACCGTGCTCAGGCGGCCTCCACCGCGCCCGCTGCCGAGCTACCCGCGACCAGCGCGGCGCGGACGTCGACAGGAGCCAGCGGCATGCCGCAGAGCGCGCTCGTGGCGAGCATGAACCAGTTCGTCAACACGCCGTACGTCTTCGGCGGTACGACGTCCAAGGGCGTCGACTGCTCGGGCTTCACACAGAACGTGTACTCGCAGAACGGGGTCAGCCTGCCCAGGACGGCGGCCGAGCAGTGGAACGCCACCCAGCGGGTGCAGACGCCGCAGTTCGGGGATCTAGTGTTCTTCAAGGGTACCTACGGCGGGCCTGACTTCATCAGCCACGTCGGCATCTACGTCGGCAACGGCCAGATGGTCAGCGCCGTCGAGCCGCACGTGAAGCGCGACAACCTCAACTCGGCGTACTGGCAGTCACACCTGGCGGGCTTCGGGAGGCCTGGCTGAGCTTGCCTGGGGCCAACGGCAACGGCGCGCTCGTCGGCGCGGGTGTCTCGGGCATTGCCTCGCTGCTCGTCTCGATGCGCGGCGAGGCGCAGCACCCACCCGAGTTCGCCACCATGCAGCTTGGCGACGACGGCGTGACGCTGATGCTCGCGCCCGACTCGATGAACGGGGTGCTCTTCCCGCCTGGTGACCAGACGGCGGGTGGCTACTCGGTGCTGCAGTACCTCTCGGTCGAGCCTGGCTACGTCACCGACGACGCGCTCAATGGCATCAGCATCTCGGGCCACAACCTGCAGCACTCGCACACCATCCCGGGCACCGCGCTCAAGGATGGCGACCGCGTGCTGATGATTTGGGCAGGCGCGCAGTCGGCGGTCGTGATCGGCGTCATGCTGCCGCGCGACATCACCGACGCGGGTGGTGGCGGCGGCTCGGGCGGCGGTGGCACTGGCACACAGGGTCCAATCGGTCCCGCTGGCCCAGCCGGTCCAGCAGGCCCAACCGGGCCAGCCGGGCCGACAGGCCCTACAGGGCCTCAGGGAGCCATAGGAGTCACTGGTGCGCAAGGACCAGCCGGACCTACGGGATCGACCGGCGCACAGGGTTCTACGGGCGCACAGGGCGGTGCTGGGCCATCCGGGGCGGCGGGGGCCACGGGTGCGACTGGCGCGACGGGTCCAGCGGGCGCGACGGGTGCGACTGGCCCGACAGGGGCAACGGGCGGTAGCTGGCACGACGAGTTCCTGCCGGCCGCCGCCGCGACGACGGTGGTGCTGACCCAGGCCGCCGCGCGGATCTCGATGGTGTCTCGCGCGGGCATCGTGCAGTCGTCGACGGACGGCAACTACTCGCTCGGCGCGGACACCGTCACTGTCACGTTTACCGACGCCTTCCAGGGCAACGAGCGTGTGATCGTGCAGTACGTCACCACGGCGGGCGCGGGCAGCGTCGGTCCCCAAGGTCCAGCAGGCCCGCAAGGTCCGCCTGGTGCCACGGGTGCGCAAGGTCCGGCCGGTCCCACGGGACTGACGGGTGCGACCGGCGCGGCTGGGGCGCAGGGTGTCCAGGGTCCGGTCGGCAACACGGGGCCACAAGGCTTGACGGGCGCGCAGGGGCCGACTGGCGCTCAGGGAGCCAACGGTCCGACAGGTCCAGTGGGGCCGGCTGGCCCGACAGGTGCCACGGGCGTGCAAGGGCCTGCGGGTCCAAACGGACCAGCGGGCGCGGATGGCGCGGTAGGCCCAGCCGGTCCAACTGGCGCGAACGGTCCGACAGGCCCGGCCGGGGCGACAGGCCCAGCGGGACCAGCCGGACCAGCGGGGCCAACAGGGCCAACAGGACCGCCGACTGGCACGGCGCTGCACGAGGAGTTCCTGCCCTCGAGCGGCGCGACCACGGTTCAGGTCACCCAGGTGCCTTCAGCGGTGATGTTCGTCAGCCGCAATGGCGTGGTGCAGTCACAGACCGATGGTCACTACAGCTACGCCGGCCAGGTG